TGTTTCCGCAATTCATGGATGACAGTCTGGGCGAAGATCGTCAGACAGCGATGTTCATGAATTTGGTACTGCTGTCAAAATGTGCCCAGCTGTGGGTGTTTGGTTCTGTGCGGTCGGAGGGGATGCAGCAGGAAATCAAATGGGCGAAGCGGCGGCATATGACCATTCGGTATTTTACAGAAGAACTGGAGGAAATAGAATGAAATTTACGCTCTATACAGCAAACTGTACCGGCAATGAAAAGAATATCCTTTATCCCAACCAAAAGGTCATTACTTCAGAAGCGGATTTGAAAAAAGCTGTTGTCTATGATCATGTCTGTGCTCAGTATGAGAATTTTGCACGCAGTGATGCCAATTTCCTGCTGTCTGATGTAGTACCCATGGATTGTGACAACGACCATTCAGACGACCCGAAAGACTGGATCACGCCTGAAATGCTGATGAACAGCTTAGGAGATGTTGCATTTGCAGTGACCTACAGCCGTCATCATATGCTGACGAAAGGGAATAAATCCGCAAGACCACGTTTTCATGTGTTTTTCCCGACAGCACCCTGCAACGATACAAATTCCCATAAGGCGATAAAGCAGAAAATCCATAAGGAACTGCCGTTTTTTGATGGGAATGCACTGGATGCCTCACGTTTTCTTTTTGGCTGTCCGAGTGATGTTGTATGGCACGAAGGCAGTCTTTCCATTGAGGACTGGCTTACACTGATGAAGTCAAATCGTAACATTCCGCAGGGACAGCGTAACAGCACAATGTCACGCATGGCTGGAAAGCTTGTAAAGCGTTTTGGTGTGACTGAGGAAAGTTATCAGAAGTTCCTGGAAAAAGCAGCAGAATGCGAACCGCCGCTACCGGATGAAGAACTGGAAACCATCTGGCACAGTGCCTGCAAATTCGGCAAAAAAGTAACCTCGCAGGAAGGATATATTTCCCCTGAAGCATATGGCAAACAGTCCCTGATTCCCGATGATTTTTCGGACGTTGGAGAGGCTCGCACATTTGTAGAAGGCTTTTCAGATGAGGTGGCGTTTACTATTGCGACCGATTATCTTCGCTACAACGGAACCTACTGGGAGGAGTCAGAACACGCCGTCACCCTTGCCATGATTGAACATACAGACGTACAGCTGGCAGAGGCGGAAAAGCAGGTGGAAGCGTCACTTCTGAAACTGGAAAGCCTTGGTGTTGCAAGAGATGCAGCAATCAACGGCGGCAAAAAGTTTCGGGATAGTCTGGACGAGGAACAGAACGCCGCATACAAGGAGTATCAGTACTATGCCACTTTCAAGGCATTCGTGATGAAATACCGCCATGTTCGCAGTATGACCAATGCACTGGATGCCGCAAAGCCGCTGGTTCTCCACAATCCAGAAGCCCTTGACAGCAATCCAATGCTCTTAAATACTCCGGGTGGAACTTACTATCTGCCCGAAGGATTGAATGGCTGGAAGCCTACAGACCCTGCCGACCTCTTAACGAAAGTGACGGCGGTCGTTCCAAGTGATGCCGGTAAGGATTTGTGGGAGGATGCGTTGCAGCTGTTCTTCTGCGGTGACCAGAGTTTGATTGACTATGTGCAGATGATTTGCGGACTTTGCATTGTGGGCAAGGTGTACTTGGAGGCGATGATTATTGCCTACGGTGACGGACGAAACGGAAAATCAACGTTCTGGAATGTCATCTACAAGGTTCTGGGAAGTTACAGCGGAAACATTTCAGCGGATGCACTGACCGTCAATTGTAAGAGAAACGTGAAGCCGGAGATGGCGGAACTCAAGGGAAAACGGATGATTATTGCGGCAGAATTGCAGGAAGGAATGCGATTGAATACCAGTGTGGTAAAACAGCTCTGTTCCACTGACCCGATTTTTGCCGAAAAGAAATTCAAAGCACCATTCCACTTTGAACCTTCACATACTTTGGTGCTGTATACCAATCATCTTCCGAAGGTTGGTGCATCGGATGATGGCACGTGGAGAAGATTGATTGTGATCCCGTTTCACGCAAAAATTCAGGGTTCTAAGGATATCAAAAACTACACGCAGCACTTGGTAGATAACGCAGGTGGTGCGGTACTTTCATGGCTGATTGAAGGTGCAAGAAAGGTCATTGCGGCAAACTATCAGATCAACAGACCGCAGTGTGTTCTTGATGCAATTGGAGCCTATCGGGAAGGCAATGACTGGCTTGGCAATTTCATCAATGAGTGTTGTGAAGTGGATAAAAGCTATCAGGAAAAGTCCGGAGAACTATATCGGCACTATCGTGAATACTGTCTTGAAAATGGTGAGTTTGTTCGCAGCACATCAGATTTCTATTCTGCTTTGGAACAGGCTGGGTACAAACGTAAGAGAACAACACAGTGTAATGTGATTATGGGACTTTGCATCAAATTCGATTTTCTTGACTAAAAGTATGTTTTTGACTTCCACTTTATAAAATCGACTTCCACTTTTAAGGTCAAAAAACACCGAAATATAGGGAAAGTGGAAGTCATAGGAACTCATATACAGACTTTACGCAGGCGAGAAAAAAAGTAAAATTTTTCTCTATATATAAGGTTTGTATTTGACTTCCTATGACCTCCATTTTCTCGAAAAACAGGGAGAATCCATGCGAGAAAAAATAATTGAAGAAAAACTCACAAAGGCAGTAAAGCAAAATGGCGGTGTGTGCTGGAAATTCACGTCTCCCGGAACGGCAGGCGTTCCAGACCGCATCGTATTGATGCCCGGCGGCAGAATCGCTTTTGTGGAAGTGAAAGCACCCGGAGAGAAACCCAGACCGCTTCAACTTTCCCGGCATAAACTTCTGAGGCGATTGGGTTTTCTGGTTTATGTCTTGGATGCTTGTGAGGGCATCGAAAAAATCATCTCGGAGGTGAAAAGCGATGGAACTACATGATTATCAGAAATATGCTGTTCGATTTATCGAAGAACATCCAATCGCAGCACTCTTTCTGGATATGGGACTTGGTAAGACGATTACAACACTGACCGCAATCCACAATTTGATGTTTGATTTGTTTGCGGTCAGAAAGGTTTTGGTGATTGCACCGCTGCGAGTTGCACGGGATACATGGTCTGCTGAGATCGAAAAGTGGGAGAACTTGAAACCGCTGCGATACAGCGTAGCGGTCGGCACAGAGGAAGAACGCATTGCAGCTTTAAAGGCAGATGCCGACATCTACATCATCAACCGGGAAAATGTGGACTGGCTCGTCAACAACACGAAGTTTGATTACGACATGGTGGTGATTGATGAACTCTCCAGCTTCAAGAGTCACCAAAGCAAACGCTTCAAAGCCCTGATGAAAGTTCGACCGAATGTGAAACGCATCGTGGGGATGACCGGAACGCCTGCCAGCAACGGCTTGATGGATTTATGGGCGGAATTTCGTCTGCTGGATATGGGAGAACGGCTCGGCAGATTCATCGGGCAGTACCGGAATGCCTACTTCAAGCCGGACAAGCAAAACGGCTATCTCGTGTATTCCTACAAGCCCTTGCCCGATGCAGAGCAGCAGATTTATGAGAAAATCGCTGACATCACCGTTTCGATGAAAGCCATCGACCACCTGCACATGCCGGAATTACTTTCCAACGAATATCCCGTGCAGCTGTCCGACACGGAGCAAGAAACCTACAAACGGTTCAAGTCTGAATTGATTCTGGAGATGCAGGACACTGAAATCACCGCCGCCAACGCTGCAAGTCTATCCAACAAACTTTCCCAGCTGGCGAATGGAGCAGTGTATGACGACACCGGAGCGGTGATTCCCATTCACAACCGAAAGCTGGATGCACTGGAGGACTTGATAGAGACGGCCAACGGCAAGCCCGTTCTAGTGGCATACTGGTTCAAGCATGACCGAACAAGAATTGCGGAACGCCTGCAACGGTTACAGGTTTCCTATCAGGAAATCCAGTCCTCTGACAGTATTCGGAACTGGAACGCCGGAAGGCTGCAAGTTGGTCTGCTGCACCCGGCCTCCGCCGGGCATGGCTTGAATTTGCAGGCAGGCGGAAATGTGTTGGTGTGGTTCGGACTGACCTGGAGTTTAGAACTCTACCAGCAGACCAACGCCAGACTGTGGCGGCAGGGGCAGCAGTCCGAAACGGTTGTCATTCAACATCTCATCACCAAGGGTACGATTGACGAACGTATCTTGAAAGCCCTGACTCGAAAGGAACAAACCCAGACCGCTTTGATGACTGCTGTGTGTGCTGAAATTGTGAGGGAGGAAAATGCATGAATCCAAAAGCATACATGGAAGAGGCAGAACGCCTCCGACACCGAATCTTTCGGAAAGAGCATGAGATCGATTGCATACGACAATCTGCTGAGGGTATGGGTGGAAAAGGTGGAGATTCCCCTAAAACAGTTTCTCCAGAACCACACAAGATGGAAATTGCTGTAGAAAAAATTTTGTCATTGGAAGAAGAAATCGAAGAAACCAAAATGGAACTTCAACATTTGATGCATGAAATGCGGAAACAGATTCAGAAGGTCACAGATGCAGATGCCCGTGATCTTCTTACAAAACGGTATCTGGAGTTTAAGCCATGGAAAGTGGTGGCAAGTGAATTAGACTATAGCGTACAGCATATTTACTATCTCCACAATAAAGCACTCGAAAAGTTAAGAGTTCATCAGAGTTCATAAGACTTGATAAGAGCTTTATGGTATGCTATACTGTATCATAGCAAAGAATAAAACGAGAGCCGCCATGGAATCATCCGAGGCGGCTTTTTGTATCCGGAGGTGAACCTTATGCCGAAGAAATGTAAGAAGCCCTGCAAGCACCCCGGTTGTCCCAATCTGACAGACGGTTTGTATTGTGCAGAGCATCAGCCCTTGCACCCAGACCGACCGTCTGCCGCCAAGCGTGGCTACGGCAGCAGGTGGCAGAGGCTCAGCAAAGCGTACCTCCGCCGGCATCCTTTGTGTGTGCGTTGCAAAGCACAGGGACGGTTCACGGCAGCGACCGTGGTCGACCATATCATTCCTCACCGTGGTGATCCGCATCTGATGTGGGAGGAAAGCAACTGGCAGGCTCTTTGCAAGTCCTGCCACGACCGGAAAACCGGAAGTGAGGACAGTAACCCTGAGTATTTTTATTGACCTGGGTTAGGCTGCGGACTGCCGGGTGGGGGTATCGAAATCTCTACGGAGCAGCGATCACAAGACCGGGGCTCCCTCTCACGCACGAAATTTGGATTTCAAAGGGGGTATTAACCCTAAAAATATGCAACAAGCCGAAACTTACGCAGTTTCGGCTATTTTTCTCTCAAAAGGCAGGTGAAAACAGTGGCAAAAGACGGTACAAGAAGGGGTGGTGCAAGAGTTGGTTCTGGCAGAAAATCCAAGGCGTTAGTTGACAAAATCAATGATGGACAATCTGCATCAGTGCTTGAATTCCCAGAATCTTCTGTTTTGATAGGTGATGATGTTCCGCCAGTAAAGGATTTTATGAAAGCTCAGCAAAAAAACGGAAAAGATTTTCTTGCCGAAGAAATCTATAGTGAAACCTATCGATGGCTAAAAGCAAGAGGATGTGAAAAAGCCGTATACTCCGAACTTGTGATGCAATATGCCATGTCAGTTAGCCGCTGGATTCAGTGCGAAGAAGTAATATCTGAGTATGGATTTCTTGCAAAACATCCAACTACCGGAGCCGCAATTGCTTCTCCGTATGTCTCTATGAGTCAAAGCTACATGAAACAGGTTAATCAGTTGTGGTATCAAATTTTTCAAATTGTACGAGAAAACTGTTCAACAGAATTTTCAGGACTGCCCATTGATGATGCTATGGAAAAACTGCTGACCGCCAGAAAGAGGAACTGATATGGGTTGTGTGTTTAGCAAAAACACAGATGCCGAATTGCACAATGTGACTTTTGATTGTGAGAGTCCTAATTGCCAAAGAAGTATCTATTCCGAAGCAAAAAAATTAATGCAGTCAGAAAAAGTGTATTTCAATCGAGTAGGAAATGGCAAGAAAATACCGACTGTTCTCTCCGCACAGTTTGCAGAAAATCTTGTACGAAGTCGTCAATCCGATATGTGTATTTTAGAACATGGCGAACAAATGGTTGATTTGAGTGTAAGATATACCTCGCAAGCAATAGCTGCATGGAATCAAATAAGAAACATTTTAAAGAGTGGTGAATCAAAATGAACACAACTACAGAATTTCAGCTCGTTGATATCGACAAGTTAGTGCCATACGCCAACAATGCCAGAACGCACAACAAGGAACAGATCCTGAAACTTCGCTCTTCTCTGCGTGAGTTTGGGTTTGTGAATCCGGTTATTATTGATCGGGAATACAATGTGCTGGCTGGTCATGGCAGAATCGAAGCGGCAAAGGCAGAAAATATTTCAGAAGTGCCATGTGTATTTGCCGATCACCTGACCGAAGCACAGAAGAAGGCATATATTCTTGCTGATAACAGAATGGCATTAGATGCCGGCTGGGATGAAGAACTCCTTGCTGTGGAAATGGAAGAATTGCAGAATCTCGGTTTTGACCTTGGTCTGACTGGCTTTGATGAAACTGAAATTGCAGATTTGTTTGATACAAACAGCGGTGACACAGTGAAAGACGATGATTTTGACCTCACCACTGCACTGGAAAAAGCTGCATTTGTACAGCGTGGCGACATCTGGACAGTTGGCAGACACAAGCTGATGTGTGGCGATGCCACATCTGCGGAGGATGTATCTGCTCTCATGGGTGACACCAAGGCAAATCTCATTCTGACCGATCCTCCCTATGGCGTTTCGTTTAAGAGTGCCAGCGGTTTGACCATACAGAATGACAGCATGAAGAACGAGGAGTTTTATACATTTCTGCTGTCCTCCTTTCAGCGAATGGCAGAACATCTGGAAAAAGGCGGCTCTGCCTATGTATTCCATGCAGATACCGAAGGGCTGAATTTCAGAAAAGCATTCATTGATGCCGGATTTCATCTTGCAGGCTGCTGCATCTGGGTAAAAGACAGCCTTGTGCTGGGACGCTCGGATTATCAGTGGCAGCATGAACCTGTGCTGTATGGCTTTATGCAGAATGGCAAGCATCACTGGTATTCCGACCGTAAGCAGACGACCATCTGGCATTTTGACAAGCCGAAACGCAACGCCAATCACCCCACCTCTAAACCGCTGGACTTGCTTGGCTATCCCATCGGCAATTCTACACAGGAAAATGGCGTGGTAATGGACACCTTTGGCGGCAGCGGTTCTACTTTGATGGCTTGCGAACAAATGAACCGCATCTGCTACACCATGGAATTGGATGAAAAATATGCCTCGGTGATTCTTCGCCGGTATGTGGAAGATACGGGAAATGCCGATGGTGTGTATGTCGTGCGGGATGGAAAGCAGATTGCATACTCTGAACTGGTGAAAGAGGTGGAAAAGCCTGATGAATAAACCGCTCACCCTTGGCAGCCTCTTTGACGGCAGTGGCGGTTTTCCGCTTGCCGGACTGCTGGCAGGCATTGTGCCTGTCTGGTCTTCTGAAATTGAACCGTTTGCCATTCGTGTGACAGAAAAACGGCTGCCGCAGGTACAACACTTCGGCAATATTAGCGGTCTGCATGGTGCAAAGCTGCCGCCTGTGGACATCATCACCTTTGGCAGTCCATGCCAGGATATGAGCATCGCCGGAAAACGAACCGGTCTGAGCGGCAGCCGTTCTTCGCTGTTTCACGAAGCAATCCGTATCATCCGAGAAATGAGGTGTGCAAGCAATGGTAAATACCCAAGATACATCGTCTGGGAAAACGTCCCCGGAGCATTTTCTTCCAACGGCGGAGAAGATTTCCGCTGTGTCCTCGAAGCCATCTGTTCGGTCAAAGACAGCTGTGTCCTCGAAGCCATCTGTTCGGTCAAAGACAGCAGCATTTCAATTCCTCGACCTGCGGGAAAATGGACAAAAGCCGGAGAGATTCTGGCAGAATCCTATTCCCTCGCATGGCGAGTTCTTGATGCACAATACTGGGTGATTCCCCACGATGTGGGGAAATGTCAGCGAAGCTGACAAAAGGGCTGGGCAAAGTGCCCCAGCGAAGAAAACGGATCTTTCTTGTCGCAGATTTTGACGGTGCAAGTGCCGGAAAAATACTATTTGAGTCCGAAGGTGACTCCCCACAGTGTGGGGAGATGTCGCGGAGCGACAGAGGGGCCTGGGCCCGAAGGGCTGTCGCGAAGCGACTGGGGGAGAGAGCCTTCCGCCACCACCCTCTTTTCTGAAAAACGAGGTACACCATGCAGATTCATGAGCTCACCGCGCTGGCGCGGAACAGCAAGGCCAGCGATATTCATATCTCCGAGGGGCTGCCGCTGATGTTCCGCATCGACGGGCATCTGGCGGAGGCACCGGTCCAGCTTTCGGCGGCAGAGACGCGCTCGCTGATTTTGAGCCTGATGGACGAGGCCCACCGCGAGGCCATCACATCGGAGCGCATCGACGCAGACTTTGCGCTTGTCGCGCCCGACGGTACCCGCAGCCGTGTGAACGTCTTTTACCAGCAGGGCAGGGCCGCGGCCACAACGCGCCTCCCGAACGACCACACCCC